CGGCTTGGCTACTCTGGCTTGGCCTACCACACCCCGGCCGGCCTGACCGAGCTTGTTGCGGCTGGCGGTGCGGGCAACGTTATGCCCGCGAACACCGCGTTTGGCATCGACACTTCGTCGCTGTCGATCTACGAGTTCCCCGGCCAATCGTTTGTGCCGTTCCACCCCGCAGGCGGAATGCGCCCGATCAACCAAGATGCGGTTGCGCAGGGCATTGTTTGGTCTGGGCAGATGGTTCTTGAGAACCCGCTGTTCACCGTTCGCCTGATCACGGCATAAGGAGAAATCACCATGGCAAACTCTGTTCCTTTCCGCACTGAGCCGCAACTCGGCCCGCAACTGGATGATGTGTTCACTGGCCTGCCCTATTGGGACAGCACCTTGAACGTGGGCCGCGCATCCACAGAAGGCACTCCAAGCTATAAGCTTGGGGATGTCGAAACTGGCAACGATGGCCGCGAATACTACTGGGTCAAGGCGTCCGCAGATATTGCGGCAACCGCTACGACAGGGACGCAAGTGACGATGACGGTCCCGGCGTTCACCGTGGCGACGGGTTCTGGTGGGTTTTACACCCCAGTCAACACCGCGATTGTAAGCGGCCAATACTTCCATGTCAGCCGTGGGGCCAAGAACGCAATCCCGGCCTAAGATCAACGGGGGCGGCGATGGTCGCCCCTTCCCTTCTCAAGCGAGGCTCCAATGGTGCAACCTGTTGCAATCGACATGCGCGACGTCGCAGTTACCCCGATTTTCAAATATGAGACGCTTGAGGATGTTCCTGCATCCGAGCGTGAGGGCAAGCAGGTGCTTGTCACGCATGAGGTTGTCGAGGTCCGGTTCGCGGGTCAAAAGCTTTATTCCCCTGTTTTCCCAGCAATGGCGGCATATCGGCGGGAGGGCTTGCGGGTGATCACCTATGCCGAGCGCTGGGCTGATCAATACGCCGCATTCCTGAATGGCAACGAGCAGCGCGCGGCAGGAACGCCGCTTGAAATGCTCAAGCCATACGGGATCAGCGATGCGCAGTTGTCGCTTTGCCGCGCGTTGAAGGTCTACAGCATTGAGGCCTTGGCTCAGATGGAAGGCCAAGCGGCGAAAAACCTTGGCATGGCGGGCAACGCACTCAAAGAGATGGCGCGGCAATACACGGATGAGAAATCCGTTTCGGGTGGTCAGGCGGCTATGATTGCCGATTTGCAGGCGCAGATTGCCGCGTTGCGTGGTGGCGTCCCATTGGCCGATCCAAAGCCGGAAGAAATTGACGAGGCGGTCTCTGCGGCAGATGCCGAAATTGAGGCGCTGAAATCGCAATACAAGGATCTGACCGGGGCACGCCCGCGCGGAAATCCAAGCGTTGAAACGCTGCGCAGCATGGTTTCCGAGGTTCAAGCCGCATGACACTGCAATCCGTAGTTCAGTCTGCTGCGCTGCGGATTGTCGGGAGCAAGCCGTCTGCGGTCTATTCCAGCACTGATCAGATCGCCGTGGAAATGGGCGATCTGGTGAATGAGGTAGCGCAGGATATTGCGCTGTCCCATGACTGGCGCGACATTACGAAAATCGCTGAAATGGTAGGCGACGGGGTGCTGACTGCATTTCCGATGCCTGACGACTATGACCGCATGTCGATCGCCGCCGATGTTCAGGATAAGGCAGATTGGCTATGGGGGTATTATGCCTTTGGCAGCGTGTCGGAATACCTGCAAACCAAAAATAGCGACTTCCAGCGCATCACTCCGGGCGGGTGGATTTTGATTGGTAGGCAGTTTGAGTTCTTCCCCGCCCCCAATGGCACGGCGACATTCCCATATATCAGCAAGATGATCGTTCTGGATGAGAACGGCGCTCCAAAGCCTGCGTTCACTGCCGATACGGACACGTTTATCCTATCAGAGCGCGTGCTGACCCTTGGCTTGATCTGGCGGTATCTGTCGCAAAAGCGGCTTGATTACAGTGAAGAATTGGCAACATACGGCATGGCCTTGTCTCAGGCTCAAACCCGCGACAAGGGGGCGCAAGTGATCCGGCAAGGGCGCAACCGCAATCTGGGGGCTAATCTTGCGTGGCCTTGGCCGCTCGGATGAGGCAACCAGCCAAAGGCAGCAAGCCACGCAAGGCGCAACTGGCCAGCTTTCCCAGCCCCACGGCTGGATTGGTGCGCAATCGCAACCTCTCAATTCCGACAGGCCAGGGCCTTATGCCCGGCGCATCTGTGCTGCGCAACTGGTTTCCAACAGCTTCGTCTGTAATCATGCGGCGCGGTTCTGCGCGGTGGGCGTCTCTGCCTACCGATGAAACGGTCAACTCACTCTGGACTTATGACATTGGCGCTGTGACGCAAATGTTTTCCGCAACCGATGATGGAATTTGGGACGTTTCTACGTCTGGAAATTGGTCGGGCTGGTATCTATCTACTGAGGATGATGAACCTATCGGGACTGAGGTTCTAGACGAAGTGATTGGTGAGGCTGGCATGTATCCGCCAGTTTACCCTGCTACGTCTTCCGATTGGTCCGTTTTGCAATTTTCCACAGCGGGCGGAACTTTTCTGGTCGGCGTAAATGGCGTGGATACGGGCTTCATCTATGACGGAACCACGTATTACCCGTATGTCTTGGGCGGCGCGTTTAGGCTGGGCTTCGACGCAGAGGTAACGCCATTTGTGGCGGGTGAGGTTGTGACGGGTGGCACGTCTGGGGCAACGGCGACGGTTTGGGCCGTTGATGGGGCTGACCTGATTATCACGGGCATCACCGGAACCTTTGTCGATAATGAGGCTCTTACGGGCGATGGTGCGGGTGATGCTACGTCTGATGGTGTTGCCGTGAGCGCGGCTCCGGGCATCGCGGGCATTTCCTCAGATCGGCTGTCCTATGTGTGGGCCTACAAGCAGCGCGTCTATTTCGTTGAGGCAGGGACACTTAACGCTTGGTATCTGCCCGTAGATCAGGTTGGCGGGACTGCGGTTATCCTCCCTCTTGGCGGGGTGTTTAATCTTGGAGGGTCACTCCAATGGGGTCACGTATGGTCATTGAACAGTGGCGGCGATGGGGGGCTGTCAGAGCAGAACGTATTTGTCACCACGGAAGGCGAAGTTGCCGCGTATCAGGGGCTTTCCCCCGATGATGCAGCGTCGTGGTCGAAGGTGGGGGTTTATCGGATCGGCAAGCCGATGGGGAAGAAGGCGTTCATCCGCGCCGGTGGGGATTTGGTGATTGCAACGACTGTGGGCTTTGTGAGCCTGTCGAGCGCAGTAGAGCGTGATGTGGCGGCGCTTGGTGCGGCGGCGGTGTCTTACCCCATTGAAGACCTGTGGGGGCAAGCCGTTCAGGAACGCGGGGCATCGGGGTGGAATTGTAAGGTCTGGCCAGAAGGTCAGATGGTCTATGTCGCACCGCCCACGCCGATCAATCAGCAGCCCGTTCTTCTTGTGGCGAACGCCAACACGGGCGCGTGGTGCCAGTTCACGGGCTGGAACGTCAAGAGCATGATCACGTTTCGCGGTGGCATGTTTTACGGCACGACGCTGGGTCACATCATTCAGGCCAATGTGACCGGGGCGGATCAGGGCGCACCGTATTCCTCGTATTATCTGGGCCTGTTCGATGATCTGAAAACACCGGGAAGCCGGAAGATCGCCAAGATGGCGCGGGTTGTGAAGCGCGGGGCTTATGATGCACCGGAGCGAGTTTCTGCGCAGTTCAACTACGATGAAAACCTGCCATCGCCTCCAGATGCCCCGGAAATACCCGCGAGCAACGCTTGGGACATCGGGCTATGGGATGAGGCGGTGTGGGATGCAGAGCGCGGCACTGTAATCACGCAGCGGTGGCAATCCGTTGGCGGCTCCGGTCACGTCATGGCTATCGGGGTGCAGATCACGTCGGGATCGGTTGCCCCGCTGGATATTGAGATTATCCGCGTTGATGCGACGGTGGAGATCGCGGATATCGTTTCGTGATCGTCACCGATGCCAGGGTGGCGGCGCTGGTGGAGGCCATCCTGAAACGCCCGATTGTCCCCCCGTTTACCTGCATCGGGGTGGAGCGCGGCGGAGAGGTGGTTGCAGGAGTGGTTTTCAACTGCTACACTGGCGCTGACATTCATGTGACCGTGGCGGGATCGCCAACGAGGAGCCTCATACGCTCGGTAGGCAAATACGCCTACGGCCAACTCAGGTGCCAGCGTATGACGGTTATCACGGAACAGCCCAAAGTCGTGGAATATGCCCAACGCCTCGGTGGCGTTGTCGAAGGCACTTTGCGAAATCAGTTTGGCGCAGGCCGGGATGGGGTGCTTATCGGCATCTTGCGCGATGAATGGAAACCGACATGAAAACCCCAAAAGCCCCAGATCCCTACAAAACCGCCTCTGCTCAGGCCGGCATGAACCGCGATACTGCCATCACGCAGATGCAGTTGAATGGTGTAAATCAGGTAAACCCGTGGGGGTCTGTCAACTATCAGCAGACGGGGCAGAACAGCTTTACCGACAGCCAAGGGAATGTGGTTTCAACACCGCAATTCACGCAGACCACGACTTACTCCCCGGAACAGCAAGCCATCTTTGACGCCACGCAAGGCGCGCAGGGAAACTTGGCGCAGTTGGCGGAAAGTCAGTCAGGGTTTTTGCGAGACTATGTGGCCAAGCCATTCGAGTTCAACAATTCGGACGCGGAGCAATGGGCCTATGATCTTGCCTCGCCAAGACTGCTTCAACAGCAAGGGCAGAATGAAGCGCAGATGCGCACCGTGCTTGCGAACAAAGGCATCCGCGAGGGTTCGGCGGCTTGGAACGCTGAGATGGGCCGCATGACTAATGCGAATACCGATCAGTTGAACCAACTCGCGCTGACGGGGCGAGGACAGGCGTTTTCGGAGGCATTGGCAAGGCGCAATCAGCCGATCAATGAGATCACCGCGCTGATGTCAGGATCGCAGGTATCCAACCCGGCGCAGATGGGCGGCGCGACACCGCAGGCGGGTGTTGGCGGTGTCGATTACACAGGTCTGGTCAATCAGAAGTATAAGGCTGATCTCGCGCAGTCGCAGGCGGCTATGGGCGGCTTGTTCGGCCTTGCATCCGCTGGCCTGGGCATGTTCTCAGATCGTCGCCTGAAAACAGACATTCAGCGCGTGGGGCAAACTGACGCCGGGACGCCGATCTACACCTATCGTTATATCTGGGGTGGGCCGGTGCAGATGGGCGTCATGGCCCAAGATGTGCCGGAGGCTCAGGTTCCTGATCCAAGCGGCTTCCTTCGGGTTGATTATT